CCTGAACCTGCTTCTCCCCTCGTCCAAGAGTCTGAAGCAGAATCCTCAAACGTTATCCCTAACGTTTATGGAAGTATGAACATCTCAAAAGCATCTAATGTTATGGGACAAGGAACCGCCACTATAGCGAAAGGAAAAGCTCGAAAACATTCGATTTTGCGTGAGTTACAAAAGCCGTCTCTCGTTTATGGTCTTGTACTTACTCCTACTACGACCTTTGAAACGTTGTTGTTGCCCACCCTTGCACGTAATTTACGACCTACCGGTTCTGATACCGACGAGTTACCAATGTGTTCGCGTTTGCGTTTTTTTTTCTACAATGCACCGTTGGTGGCGAGGTAGTGTTAATTATCATTTTGTTCTTATCTCTTCACCTCTTGTTACTTGGAAGATGAAGTTCACTCTTGTTTATGGTGAGTATGCCGCCCCTGTGGCACCTCTCATCGGAGACGTTATTGGTGATGTAGTCACCATTAAGGGTACCACCGTACATGATATAACTATCCCGTTTTTGGCTACAAATCCTTGGATCCCCACTCAAAATGTAAATGCTGAAATTATCGATCCCGCTAATCAAGGTGGTGAGGTATTTCCTACGTTGTTCATACAAAAACTCGCTCCTCCTATCACCTCCGGTGATATAGCTCCTGTTTTACATATTCTCGTGTTCGAATCTGCTGGACATGATTTTCGTTTTGCTTCTCCTCAGGAAGCAAGACCAGTATCTAGTTCTGGTGTTGAGTATCAGATGCGTGTCGCTGACCTTAACAAGGCTCGTGCTCCTGCACAAGGTCTTGCAGGCTATGCTGATCGTTTTACTACTGATAATGTAATGACAGTCGAAGACTTGGCAAAGAAGTGGTCTATTCGTCCTACTCAAATATTGAGAGGCCCATGTCCCAATGCAACTGGTTTGGCAACCGCTTGTTATGATTTGTCCATCCTTGATGCTGTTAGTACCCTCTATTTTTATTGGAGGGGTCAGGTCAAGTTTAAGATGGCGATTGATCCAGCTGTTGCTGATGTGTTTCCTGAAGCTGCTACGTTAGTTTGTAAGATGTTTCCTGCCTATGCTGTACCATGTGCTTTTACTACTACTCCTGATGCGGAACGTTTTGCTGATGGATGTCATGTCATTTCAGGAGGGTTAACGCAGTGTCTTACTGTTACTATGCCTTTTACCTCTAATGCTGAGTACCTATCGACCTTGGACAATTTCGTCTCCACATCTGATTCTCTTCGGAGTTTAGGATCTGTTGGAGCTACAAACTATCAGTATCAGGCATTCATTTATACAGATGGATCGGATACTTCTTTCCCACTATCGTGGGTGGCAGTCGCAGCAGGCGAGGATTTCTCGTTTGCGTACCCCATGCCTCCACCATGTCAGAATTTTAGGTGGTACGATTCCCCTAATCCTGACCTACGGGTCCCAAAGCCCTTTAATTTGGAAAACCATTCCGCTGGTTTAGAACGTTCAACGTTGGTTCGCCCAACGGCTTCTGTGACGGAGACCTCGAAATTACTGAGACAAGATCCACCTTCTGGTGTGACACTTCATATTCGTTGAGAACTCAC